CAAGTATTCACCGCGAGATACTTGATGCGCTGCTGCGTAAAGAAAGTCCAACTTATGATCCTCAGATAGTTGAGATATGTGAGGATAGAGCGGTAAGTGAAATGCGAGGATATCTGAACAAGATTTATGATTGTAACGCTATCTTTTCAGCAAGAGGGGAAGATAGGCACCCCCTTATCCTTATGTTTGCACTTGATATAGCTATCTATCACATCTTCACACAGCATAACCCTTATAAGATTGCGAAGATACGCCAGGATAGATATGAGCGTGCTATAGAATGGCTGAAAGGCGTAATGGGAGGAGACGTAACGATTGACGGTGCTCCATTGATGCCTGAAGATGAACTTAAGAACAATAGTCGTTGGCAGATACAAGCTGACGGCTTAAGACCAACATTGCTATGAATAGAAAAAAGAAAAACAGCCCTAAGCAAGGCAAAATAATACAAGGTGGAATGCTCGTTCCTCAAGGAATGAGACAGCCAGACATCGTTCTGCAGATGCCTGAGATATTCATGTTTGATATGAATGCGTATATGCAATCTGTTAAGGCTGCAAAGGGAATAGACTACTCCAATAGAGCACGTCTGTACGATATGTATGACAGTGCTTCTCTTGACCTTCACCTGTCTGGAGTCATTGCAAAACGTATGCGAGGTGTTACGAAGATTCCTATTGAGTTTAGAAGAAATGGTGTACCTGATGATGAAATCAACAAGCAGATAAAATCACCTTGGTTCAAACAGCTAAGGAAAGACCTTGTTATGTCTGAGTTCTGGGGCTTCACACTTGTACAGTTCTATCTCAATGAGGAAGGTAATATCCGTTATGACCTTATCAATCGTAAGCACTATGATCCTATACATCGTAAGCTGCTCAAGTATCAAGGTTCTATGGATGGTGTGCCTATTGATGACTTCCCTGATATGCTTTTCGTTGGGAGTGAACGTGACCTTGGTATTTATGCAGAGCTGCTGCCTGCTGTACTCTACAAGCGTGGAGATATGTCAGACTGGGCACAGTTCTGTAATATATTCGGTATGCCTATTCGTGAGTACACTTACGATGCAGGAGATGAGGAAGCACGCCGTCGTGTCATCGCTGATGCACGCCGACAGGGTGCGAACGCAGCATACATCCATCCAAAAGAAAGCGAACTGAAACTTGTAGAGGCTGGCAACAAAACTGGTTCCAGCGAGCTTTATAGAGCTTTTGCCGAGTACTGGGACTCAAAGATGTCTATACGTGTGCTGGGAAACACGCTCACTACAGACGCTAAGTCAACAGGAACGCAGGCTCTCGGTTCTGTACACAAGGAGGAAGAGGATGAGATGAACTCTGATGATCGTGATTTCATCCTTGATATTCTCAATTATGATATGCGACCTATTTTCACCTCACTTGGTTTCAATGTAGAAGGTGGTGAGTTCGTCTATGCGAAGAAAGACAAGATTAACCCAGCTCAGCAGATAGACATCGTTCAAAAGCTATCGTCAATGGGTCTTCCGATTGATGACGACTACCTCTATGAAACTTTCTGCGTTGCTAAGCCTGATAACTACAAGCAGCTGAAAGAGGAGAAGGAAGCAGCAAAGGCTGCTTTCAGAGAGCAACTGGGTTTACAGGTTAATGATGATGACAAAAAGAAGCAAGACAAAAACACTGATAAAACAGCGTTCAAACAGCATTTGAGAAGTTTTTTCGAACTCGCCCCAGACAAAGGGGCGCACTTCTGATTGATACGCTCTATTATGGTGAGCATTGCTCTTGCTCTGGTCATAGTCATTTCCACAACGAAAGTCCAGCTATCTCATTTAATGTTGTGCAGGCTTTTCTACAGAGAATCCATAACAAGCCTGAATTAGCTGAAGGCATTGATCCCAGATTATGGTCGGCTGTCGTTAAAGTCATCAACGAAGCGACTGTAGAGGGACTTTCACAGAGCAATGCTGCAAGTACACATGATGAGGAGTTTTATCGTGCCCTGCGCCATTCTAATGAGATTTTCGCTGCATTCAAAGTACATTCGTTGGCTGGAGAGATTGCGAAGAAGCTGTTGGACAGTGATGGTAAGTTGAAACCCTTCCGTCAATGGGTAGATGATGTAAAGGGAATCACCTCGCATCACGTCGGTGCGTGGCTTCGTACAGAGTATGACACTGCTGTTATCCGTGCGCACAACGCTGCAGACTGGCGTGAGTTTGAACGTAACAAGGATATCCTGCCTAACCTACGATGGATGCCGACGACTTCACCAAGCCCTGAAGGGAGTCATCGTAACTATTGGATGGCAAAGCTTACCCTGCCTATTGATGATCCTTTCTGGAACAATCATCACCCTGGCGACCGATGGAACTGTAAGTGCTCACTTGAAGCTACTGATGATCCTGTAAATCGTCCTGCAGATATGGATGCTCCTCTGCCACAAAAAGGACTTGAAAACAACCCGGGTAAAGATGGGCATATATTCAACGACACTCATCCGTATTTTCCTAAGGATTGTAATAGTTGCCCTTTCAATAAGGGGTTAAAAAACAAGCTTGTTACATTCTTCAGAAATGAGAAGAAGCATTGTTATGACTGTACTAAAATCGATTTTGTAATTCCAACAACAAAGGAGGATATTAAAAAGCTAACAGTAGAACAGAAGCATGCTATATACTCTTTGCCAATTAATCAACAATTTGAGGAGGTTGAAAAGAATGTGTTTAAACACAGGCTAAAAGCAAAAGATGCAGAAGATTACAATAGATTGCTTGAAGTAGCTAACGTGTATGCTGCTACAGGTGAAAAAGTGTGGATTCTGCCAGAGATTCATAAAAGTGAAGTTGAAATAAGACAGATTTTGGGGCTTAAGTCAGAAACAAAAACTCCTGACATAAAACTTGCAAACAATGGGCAGCTCATAGATGTAAAGTCTCCAGAAACCTATGGGAATATAATACATAATGCTAACAAAGCTTCTGCTCAAGGGGGCATAGCTTGCATAACAGACCATGCAGAAAGGTTGACTCTTAATCTCAAGCAGCTTGAAAAATTAAGTATGAATATCTTAAAGCAAGAATTTTATAATAAGAGTGAAGTACACTTCTATATAGAAGGAACTCTATATAAATACAACAGTCAAGGAAAAATCCTTGACTGAGGATTTCCAGCTTCGCGGGCTGGTTACAGTGGTCATATCTCCCACACCACAAAGATAGGTACTTATTTTCATTCCACAAAATAAAAACGAGGGAAATTATATTATGGATGCAAAAGAAATAGAAAGGCGTATCTCACGTGTCAAAGATGAGATACAAAAGGAGGTGACGGATAGACTTCCTCGAAAGGTTGGTGTCGTGGCTGCAAACCACTTCAAACAGAATTTTCGAGATGGTGGCTTCACGGATGGAGGAGTTCACCAATGGAAACGTACGAAACGACAGGACGGTAATACGACGGATGCAAAGTACTCTCCTCTTACCTCTCGACGCAATCATCTTATGCGTTCAATACAGAGTGAAACATCACCTGGGCAAGTTACAATATCCAATCCTGTACCTTACGCAGCTGTTCACAATGAAGGTGGTACTATCAATACGCATCCAACTATTACAAAACGTATGCGGCGTATGGCATGGGCTAAGGTGTATGCACTATCAGGCGTGAAAGGCAAAGGGAAACTTCCAAAAGACTTACCTTCTGGAGCTAAGATGTGGAAGGCTCTCGCACTCACGAAAAAGACAAAGCTTAATATCACTGCACGCATTCCACGCCGTCAGTTCATTGGTGATAGCCGTGAGCTGACAGCAAAGATTAACAAGATGCTTGATGAGAGTTTAGAGAAAATTAAAGAACTTGTAAGTAGAACATAAATATGGAACAGACACTCTGCCAACTGATAGACTTTCTTAAAGAGAAAATGCCGTCGCTTTCAGTTATTGACGAAGACTACGGACAACTTGAAAATATAGAGGACGAAGATACTGATATGTATCCGCTAACGTTCCCTGCAGTACTTATAGAAGAAGCGCAGACAGAATGGAGCGATATAGGAATGCTTGCACAGAAAGGAACTTGTAGGCTTCGCATCCGTCTTATCATAGACTGCTATGATGACACTCACGCAACGAGTGGAACCACACAGGCTGTCAGAGAGCGTAATGAAATGCGACACCAGTTGCACCAGCTACTACAGGGAACCAGTCTTGGCACTGCTGCTCCTTTGATACGCAAGTCTTCCAAGTTCTTTACTTGGAAGCACGGAATAAAAGTGTATGAAATGATGTACGAGTGTACAGTGTCAGAAATGGTTAAGGAAACAAGGACGGTTCAGAAACCTTCTTTACGCGTGAAGATGGGCGTGAAGGTGTAACACGAAAGCCTGTGAAGAGCGGTGCTTTCATCTGCTTGCCATCTACCGTCTCGCCACGTTTGATCATATCACGAATGATATGTAGCACACGGCTTTCAGACAAATAAAACTCTTCATTGGAAAGTATGCGGATAGTGTCATCGAAACGGAGGCGTCGTTCCTCCGTCCAGTAGAAGTAACGCTCAAATAACCTTCTGTTGCGTGCTTCTATCAATTTACTATCTCTTCCTTTACTCATATCTGCAAAATTAACAAATAATCATCTTATTTGCAAGTCTTTACACCTTTTTATCTGCTTATTACAAATAAAAACCGCCCAAATGTGTGTTCGTACACACTAATGGACGGTTTTATTCTTAAACAGGAGTTAGTTAATGATTTTTGTTTGTTATAACCTACAGAAGCTTGGTTCTACGCGTTCCCAAACATTGGTCTTTGGATTCTTCTGATAGAAGTAGTAGTTGATAGCGTTCTTCTGAACCACATTCGCCTCCTTGAAAAGTGTCATAATCTCAGAATACTCACTATCGAACTTATCCTCCAGCTCATACAGCTTAGAGATGCTCTTGTAGTCCAAATCACCAGCCTTATTACGTTCAAGCAGTGTCATTGCCATCTGATACATTGGATCGTCCGAACCTTTCTCGCTTTGCTTCATATAACGCTTGAGATAGTCGATTAGACGCTCTGCTGCAAGGTCTGCACGCTCGTCGAAGCCTTTCACCTTATTGCTTGAGATTTCAAGGCGAAAATCGCCGTCAGTAATCGTGTAGCTTCGCTGGTCGTTCTTGCGCACCTGGCCGTACTCCTTCATGATGGCAACGAAGCCCCCAACTTCCTGCTCAAGCCACGCTTTAAAGAGTCCTACTACGTTCGTGATTTCCACCACATTCTCTTTCACCTCCTTCATAAAGGAAGCACGTAACCCCTCGTAGGTCTCACGGCGTTCAATGCGACTCTGCTTCTCTTCGTTCTGTAACTCAGCGAGCAGCCGTGCTCGCTCTTCTTTACTTAGATTCTTAATGTTTACCATATTAATCTGTTTTTTGCTTACGGATGATCATTCTTATTTTTGTGTTCAAAGCATTGAGATCATCCACTGTCAATGCTCTAAAAGATTTACCTGCTATTCGTGGGTCTTTACAAAAGGCATCCACACGGTTCCAGTCTGTCGTATCTATGCCGTATATCTGCAACTGGTGAAGAACTCCGCTACGTGCCTTGCGTAGGATGTCATACTGCTTGCGTCTTCGCTCGTCATAGCCCGTAATATCCTCCATCTGTCTACACATAGCATCATACTCTTTTGCTGACATCTGATGAAGGTGTACTGTTCTGTTTTGTGTGAACTGATAGACCAGTGTTTCCTTATCAGCACCAGGCATCTTTTTTAGCAGGGTATAAAACCTTGCGTAGTTCCCGACTGCTCCCATAGCTTTTCCTCCTTCCAATCTTTATATGCTTTACGACCAGAAGCTACAGCCTCTGTAAGATCATCGCTAAGGTCACTTTGACCGAACAAAGGTATGCCGTGTACACTCACATATAGCTCACCATTAAATTCCATTACTTGTACGGTTTCACGTGCCTCTGCATCGAGCCGTGCCTGTCGTTTGTTCTGCATTCTGTCGGCACGTTCCTCATGCCATGTTTGCAATCTCTTCTTGAACTTGTCTAAAAATGTTGCCATAATCTTTTTTGTTTTAGTTGACAAGTTTATGGGTTTACAAGTTGATTTGTTAATCGTACTGATAACTTGTTTACTCATTCACTCGTCTACTCGTTTACTTACTGATATAATATGTTTGAATTAATTTTCCGTTTCGTTTGATAAGCAGTTGGGTCTGACCATCTTCTCTCATAAGGTAGGTGCTTATATCGCTTTTCACTGCTATGTCTTTGCGAACATACAACTTAGAAATAAACCAGTCTACAAAGTCTTTCAACTGTTTCCACTCCTCTTCAGTATCTTCTATTCCTCGCAAAGAGTAAGTGTTACTGATGGTCATCTGTAGCTTTAACAGCCACATTGGTTTGTCGTTCGGACATACTGACTTGTATCTTAACATTTCCATAACTATTCTTTTGAAGCTTTCCACTCAACATTAATCACTGCATCAAGCCGTCCGCTGCCTTTACACACGGGGCATCCTTGCTTGTAGCGTTCACGATAGCAGTTTTCCTGCCAGTGGTATCCGTTGCCTTGGCAATAGGTGCACACGTGCCCACGACTCAAAAAGCGCTCTCCCATGCGCCCTCCAGGGCTCAACAGCCCTGGAGCAATCTCAATGATTCGTCTTTCCTTGCTCATCTTAATATTAATATCTAAAATTTGTAAAATGAATGATTGCCAACGGATTTGATAAATCATAGTTTCTGAACCACGCTTTCCAATCTTTGAAAGAAAGGCCGTCATTTTTTGCAAACATGTATCTATCCATCGATTTGAATTCGTTACCTGACCCATATTCAATAACAGGTAGCATGATATTATTGTCGATAAATATTAGTTTCTGAATACCGACACCCTCATTTGCAGTCAGCTGTGTAATTTCAACCTGTTTGCTCTTATACGGTTCGCCCACCCATTGCCGGATAGACAATACACCTTTACCTGCTTGTATTTCTGCAATACGCTGTTCCCATAGAGAATAATTTGCACGAATAGTATGCAGTTTGCTTATACCGAGCTTCTCCTTAAAAAAGGTTTGTTCTCCGGCATGGAGATATCCCTTTGGAAAGGTTTTTGATAACATTAAAATATAAGTATTCATTTGTCTATTGTATTACTAATTGCACATTGAAATGAAACTCACGGCACAGCCGTATTATCTGCTTTATCTTGAACGGCTCGCCACCCACGCCGAAGAAGATAACGCGTTCGCGGGTATTGGCCTGTACGCCCTTTTTTAGTAGCCTGTACAACAGGTTGTCTCGCTTGTTTGCCATAGCTTTACTCTTTAGTTTTTCCCCAATATATGTTTGCTCTTTCCTCCCATATCGTGTAATAGCCCTTACTTCCGAAATACCGCCCTTTGCTGATTGCTCGATACCCCTCCACCCATATCTTCAGGGCTGCATCATACATCACACTCACCGCTGTACGACCTGAAGGTTTGTTTCCTTCTGCCTGACTGATGAAGATGAGCAGCTTATCACGATGTCGAGCCTTGAATTCCTGATACTCCTTAAAGCTCATCTGTGCGTATTGAAAACTATCAATAACTACAATATCTGGACTTTTACGCTTCTTGAGACGTGCATCAAGATCTTCCATGCTCTCACTGATGAGGATAAACCGCCGTGCAACGTCTTGCATACCTGCTTTCATAATTGCATTCTTCATTGTTAGTGAGAATCCCTCCTCTAAGGAGTTATAAGCAACCCTTCCATACTTGGCTAACTCTTTACAGAGCTTCATCGTAAAGCTGGTCTTACCGCTTCCGCTTCGTCCCCAGATGAACCATACACCGCCTCGTTCTGGTGCTCCAAAGGCATCTGCCCAGTCTCCTTCAAATGGATAGGTTTCTTTCTTCATGCGCAGCATATCGGTTACTGACATTGCTCTATTCATTACCTTTAGCTTTATGGTTTGAATTTTGTTTGGTACTCAAACACTGTTTTACCACTGTTTGAGCTCCCTTCCCTTCGGAGGGGCTGGGAGAGGCTTTAGTCATTAACTTCACTCTATGAATACTCTTCTTCACACGTCTTAGGTCAAACTCAAATTCTTCTGAATCTCTCACCACTTCTGATATGCGTGCCTTGTCAGTTACGCCATTCGCTACACAAACTGCATAGACATCGTGAGCACCAGTCCGCTCCAGCTCAAAGAACTTGCGACCGATACGCGAGTGTATCTCGTTATATCCACACTTGTTGTATCGCAGTCCCATTGTCATACGACGCTTGATATAGCTTGTAGAGAAAAAAACGATACCACACTTATCCTCCAGACGATTATACAAGTCGATGAAGTAATGAAATACACGCTCTGGCAACTTGTCTGCCTCGTCAAAAAGAAGCAGCGGTGCCTTCATTTGAATAAGATCATCAATGATGCGGTCGAGCAGCTCTCTGATGCTGTAACCTTCTGTCTTCTGACCGATACGGCGTGCAATCTCACGAATAAAATCGCTCTTCTTCATATCTTCAGAGCAGAGGACATAGAAGACCTCGCCATGCTCACTTGCATACAGCTTAGCTGTGGTTGTCTTTCCGCATCCTGCTTCACCAACTACCCACGTAACGTTCTTGACTGTCTGGGCATCGTTCATAGCGAATACCATCTCTTGATAGGCTTTCGTTTCCACCACCTGCCAGTCTGTACCTGCACTTGTGCCAAGCTGCGATGCAAGGTTGCGCCACATATCGTCACTGATGTTCTCCCACTTACCTTGCAGGATGCTACTCACTGTTGCGCTACTTGTTCCTGTTAGGCTCTGTGCAGCCTTGTTCTGACTTGGATACTTGCTGACGTATTGTCTCAAGCACTCCTGTATCTGTCCTTTTTCGTTCTTTGTTAGTTTCATATTGTTGTTATTCTTTTATTTTTTGTTCCTGTCAGTGAGGCATTGCCTCGCTGCTTATAATTACCTTATCACTTTCACTGCATAAGTGACCCACTTTTGATGCGTAAGTGAATGACTTATCATCGGTTTATTTTGTCCTTGCCAGTGAGGCATTGCCTCGCTGCTTATAATTTCCCAGCTACCGAAGCCATATCAACCACTGCTGTCATTCCCTTAGGCTTTGGACTACGCAATCCGTGTTGTTCTGGCATTACGCCGTGAGCCTTTTCAATCTCACGTCCTGCAACGGTACGCTCAATGCGGTCAGTGGTATTCGCAGCCTGTTCCTGCCTGATGAATGCTGCTTCGCCTTCTGTCTGCTCTTGTATCGCACGATGTATCACAACGTAAGGTTCTGCTACTCGTTCAAACCTCAGACTGCCGTCAGCTTCTTTCTTATAGAGTCGAATGCTTCCGAAGTCGTAAGGATCATACTTAACAACGAACCGCTCGTAAGTGTGCTGCCTGCGCCACTCGTGGTCTGGCACGCCTGGCTGGCTCATCACCTCGTATTGTCGCTTCTGCTTCTTAATCGTAACGCTGATACCTTGGTCCGTGAAGGTGCTCATACGCTTAGCCGTTACCCAGAACATATCCACCATGTCGTGTGCCGTAACCTGCTGCGTTTCCTCATTCACGCTGCTGTCGTAGGCTTCCTGTCTACTCTTGCCGTATGCAGGGTGCGACATCTCGTTCCACTCCTTAGTAGCCTTTGCGTAAGCATCTTTCAGTTCCTCCAGCGTATAGAGTGAGTCTTTGTTTTCCTCAATAAATTCAAGGTTCGGACGGCTCGACATCTTCTTTGCCGTAATGTTCT